ACTACTGTTTACTTTTTCATCAAATTTACTTTTGACATCATATGCCAAGTTGACAACTCTGACCGTGCCAGCCGCATTTTTAATTGCGTCCGTAATTCCGTAGCCGTCAAGAGTGGTTGCTTTATTTGCCTTATTGTTAATGATTTTAGCTAAATCTGCTGCTAACTTATCAAGAGTAACCGCACCGTCCGCAAGATTAAAAGTATTGATAACCCCCTCTTCATTCGGCACTAAGTTATTTATAATAGCTGTAAGAACTTTGTTCTGTACAGGATTAACGCTCTTAGCATCCAGTGCAGTATCGGTAAGCACAGCTCCACTCTCGGTCAGAGCAATGACACGGGACAATATGTCTAATAATTCGGGATAATAGTCAGAGGTAGTAATATCACCGTCATAATCGCTGTGAGTGTTTATTACAAACGGCTGTGTAGAGTAGGTACGAGTACCGTCTGTAAGCACAATTTTAGCAACCGTTCTGCCGGCGGATGAAAGCATAGCTTTATCTGCGGTTACAGTAACAATATTTTTTGCTACTGTAGCATTTACAGCAAAATAGTTACTGCCGCTTTTACCTTTGCACACAGCTGTTGCACCAGTTGCATCGTAAGCCTCGCCGTCAGCAGTAAGGGTTATTAATATCTTTCTGCCAATGTCATATTGCCCTGCTGAGATTACTACGGGAGTCGCCTGACAATTTAAATCAAGCGTAATTTTAGCAACATATTCATTCATCGGCGTGCTCCTTTTCCGTTGTTGTAGCTTCGCCTGTGAGTTCTGCGATTACCTGTGATTTGATATCCACAAGCACTGATGACATTATGCCGTCAATAAGGCTTGCCGGGAAGCCGTATTTACTTACAATTGCATTAACAGCGGCAATAAGTTCAGACCGTGCTGATTGTAATGCTAATGGACTAAGTTTCGTCTGCATTTTTATCCTCCTTCTCCTTGATATCTACCGAATGAATATCTTTTGACTGTTCACCCGGTCTTGATTTGTCATTCTCAGATATTTCTTTTGTGTTGATTATAAAATCCATTTTGCCTCCTTATAAAGTAAGGGCAGTCAAAATACCGCTTTTAAAAGTCATTTTAAAAGATCTCCATGTCTTGGCTGTACCGTCCGAATTAAACGATGTCACATAATATCCCGAAAAACTGTCTGTTATTGAACCTCCCTTAAAGCCCCAATCATTCAAAATAGCGTTGTGTAAATAATAATTCTGTAAGTTAAGGTCACAACCTGTGTGTAACTGATTAGCTTCAAGCGAACCGATTTTTTGAGCGGCATATGTAAAGATAAGAGTGTATGAAGAATCAGTTGATTTCATACGATAACACCAATCCATAAATGCCGAACCGTTATCGAGGTTAAACGAAAGGTCACGCTTTGAAGTATCAGAATAATAACAACCGGTACCTATGTAACCTACCTTAGTGCCTTTGTAGTAAAAAGCTTGACCTACCGAATTTAATGACATTAGCTTTTTGCCATTATTATCAAAAATATCATGTCCGGTTGATGACAAGCTCATCAGCTTTGTATTCTGGGAATTGTACACATTTAGCTGTGCATTTTCAAATTTTATGTAATTTGAAATTTTGTTCCAAGCAATTTTGATGTCATCGGCAGATTGTTGGAGAAGAGTACCCCACCTGTCAGAACCGACAACCTTGTTGACTTCAAAAAATAATCCCTCGGCGGTTTGTGTAATCACCGAACTATTAAACGAACTTGCCCACGAATCGGATACATGGAGAACGGTCGTGTCTAAATCCTGCTTAATTTCGTTTACTTTATTATGGTCGTGCAAAGTTTGTGCATCAAGAGCCGTTACTTTGTTTTGCAATGTCTGTAACTTGCCCGTTACTTTGGCAGGTACAGTCGATAAAGTAACCGTGTTAAGCGTTGCATCGGCAGGGTACTCTTTAATCTCTACAATGCGGTAGTTAATCCTTGTCTTGCGTTTACGGTCAATCAGAGTAACCACATCGTATAAATCAAAGGCAAGCACATCACCGTATGTGTCGGGCAATGTTTTTGCAAGGTCAATAACCTTAGCTGTGTAGGATTGCTCTGGCACAGCAAGCACGGCAAGTTTTGCTTTTGCATCGTCAAGCAAAGTTTGCTTATTGGTATAACGCTCATCTCGCCATATAGCTGATACGACCTTGTCAGTATAACTGTGATTTTCGAGATAATCCTTACCGTTGTTTAAACTTGCGATACTCAAGCCGTCCTTACCATAAGGATACAGCCTTGTGACGAGGCTTGTTGTACTGCCTTTATAGGTCATATCACTCAAGTTAAGTTCATCGGTAAAATATGTACCTGTCGGGTCGGTATTGTTGTATGGCTTTATACAGTAAATAACCTTGTTAATCGTATCAAAGCGGTAGCGTGTATTGTACGCTGTCGAGTTTTGGCAGTAATCAAGGATATCAAGCGTGGTAACATCAGTCAGCTCAAGCGTTCGGCGAGCTGACACAAGGTCGGCATCAACTATAGTCCAACCTGTTCCTTTTAAAATCTCCGAACATACGCTTGCAAAGCTTACGGTGCTTTTGTTATAAGTGGGGTAAACATTATAATTAAGTCCCGTGAGGTCAAGCTCACAGGTTATCGTGCTTACTGTTTTACGCTCGTTAATGCCGTTGATAAGATAACGCTGTCCGTCATACTCGACCGTACCATACAAAACAAAATACCTATATAATTCGTGGTCAGGTGAGATATCAAACTGCAAAGTCATCAAACCGTCCTCTGAACGAGTACGAAAAAAGGTGCTGTCAATGTCACGATAAACCTTTATTTCTTCACCGTAAAATACCTTTAAAAACATCTTAAACACCTCCTAAACTAAATGTAAATCGGTGTGTAAGACACCGTTATGCTGACATCAGATACAGATGATGTTATCTGATTTTCGCCCGGTTGCAAAACAGGAAAATCAATCAAATCACTATCACCAAACTTATTTTTGCCATTTGCTGTAATCTTACCTGACACACTGTCAATTACTATTGTTGTGTTTGCGGTTATATTTTTTATCTTAACACCTTGCAAAGTTACCTCTGCCGCTGCATTGGCATATATCGCTGTAATTATAGGCAAAGTAACCGTGTTGGATTTGCAAATCATAAAACCATTTGTTTGTACAGTCTCATTAACAGGCTTTGTGTGACGAACAGCATTAAATGTATATGTAACATCATGCTCACCGCTACTGTCAAAGGTTGCGGCGGCAATACTGTTGACAATTGCCGTGTATATAAATCCATCAGGAAGAGCAATTTCAACTGCTTTACCTACCAACAATCCCTCAAATGCAGTTATATTTTCGGTTGCTATTGCAAGGCGGTCTGATACCGTCAAACCTTTTGCATTGTCACCAAGATAGTGAGGGTAAAAAGTCAAGGTCAAAGACAAAGTCCTTGTGCCGGGGACAGCCGAAAACAAGGTTGGTGCAGTCAAAATACTGCGAGAGGCAGAAAGGTTATTTGTAACGGTTGTACCACTAACCGAATAACTTTGTAAGCGAGCATTGTATGCAGAAACATCAACGCCGTTAATTGTCATTTCATTAAGCATTATCTACCCTCCCATGCAAGTTCTTCGGAAACATACGGTGTGAGTGCCACAGCAGTTTCACGCCCATCAATATTAATTGAGGTGTGTATGTCACCTTTAAGTTTATACTTACGCTCGTTATCATCGCTCATCAGCTCGACATTGTGGTTGACATCAGCGGTAAATTTGGATCTAAGCATTGACTGTCCTGCAGACACAGCCGCCCTCATCTTGCTGACTAAACCGTCAGCTGAAACACCTGCCTGCATACGCTCGGTAAATGTGGATGCCACCGTGTCCGCCTGCTTATAAAGTTTTGGAGCTTCAGCATCAAGTCCATTTTCGCCACCTTCAAGAGTATAACCAAAAATCTTTTTAAAAACTTTTGACGGAGAGTGTTCATCAAACATTTTCTTAAAAATATTGATAACACTGCCGGATATTTCTGAGGCCTTAGAATAAAGCGAATCCTGTTTTTCTGATAAACCAGTTTTCGCTCCTTCCATAGCATCTATAAAGGTTTGTTTAGTGTCTTCATCAAGGTTATTAAACGCTCCTAAAAATGCAGAATTTATTCCTTTAGCTTTTGTATCTGTTTCTCCGGTATATTGTTCATACAAACCCATTAAAGATAGAAATGCAACCAACTGATCTTGGTATTTTTCATCAGATAAAGCCTTACCTTGTTTGTTCCTGATTTCACCAAGCTCTTTGCTGTATCTCGCATTTTCTTTTTCTTCGGCTTTTTCTTTGATTCTAAGTGCAGTACCTGCCATAAGAGATTTTTGAGTATCAGTTAAATTTTTGTTGCTTATTTTATAAAGTTCAGTATTATAATTACTTGCTATATCAATAAGTTTTTGTTTATGTGTTTGCTCGGCATCGCTTTCATCTTGATTTAATCCTTTTAAATCTTTAGTTGTACTCTTCAACGCTTCTGCACGATTATAATAACCGTCTTTAATAATTTTAAGAGTATCCCCAGCCTCCTTATTGGCTGCACTAACGGCTTGCTGATAGCTCGCTTCTGCGGCTTTAACATCAGCATCATGTTCCTTTTGTGAGTAATCACTATCTGTTTTCAACCTCAAATCAAGCAGAGCTACTTCTTCTGTATATTGCTCGTATGCTTTATCAATTACCGCTGTACGAGTTTCTTCGGCAGAGTTGGTGAGTTTTTGTGCTCTTTGCGTATATTCTTCAAGCGACAAATCAGACGCCTCGTTGAGAGCCTTAGCCTGAGTTGTAACAACCCCTTGCTTTGCTTCTTCAATAGCAAGTTCTTGATCCGCAAGTTCGTGCATTTTGGCGAAAAGGTCTTCAAGTCTTTGAATTTCACCGCCGGTTAATTCTTTTCGATTTTTCGAGGCAGTTTTACAAATCTCTGTAATTTTGGATTGAACATTGTCCATATTTTCGGACAACTTTTGTTTTTCATCATCGGATATAAGGATGCTTTCATTGAAGTTATCAAAGATACTGCCTGAACCTTCAATCTTACTCATAAAATCGCCAAACTTTGAACCTATATCCTCATATGACGAACCAAGATTGTCGTTTGCCGACTGTAAATTAGCCTCCGCACTTGCAAGATCGTCCGTTGATTGAGTTGCATCACCGTTGGCGGCAGAAAATGCAACAATACCGGCTGTCAAGGCTGTAATACCTGTCAAGATAAGCACGGCAGGATTAAGTGACATTGCCAAGTTCCAAGCATACTGAGCGGCTGTGGCAAGTGTAATCTCACCTGTTAATGCACCGACTGCAATTTGTTTAAGCGTTATAGTACCGAGTGATGCCGCCTCAGCAAGACTTTCGGCGGTAACGGATGCGGCATGCTCTTTCACAAGAGCAGTAATTGCTGATATGATTTGCCAAGCCTTCCACGCTGTGACGGCAGTTGTCACAATTGGCAAAAGTATATTAAGGTTGTCAGCGACAATATCAATAGCTTTTGCAAGTGGAGGTATAACTACTTTTGCAATGTCAGTAATAGTTTTACCGAGGTTAATCAAAATGGTTTTAACTGTATTGATAGCTTTTTTAAGACCGCCGTCCTCAAATGACTTTTTTATGGTCTTTATAGCTTCTTTAACGGGGGCTTGTAACTCTTTCGGTAATAATTTAACTAAATTTTTTGTTAAAGCATCTACGATACTTTTTGCCGCAGACAGTAGATCGGGAGCACGGTCACTTATGCCTTTAACCAATGTTTTTACGATGTTTATAGCCGCTTTAACAAGTTTTGATGAGTTATTTGCAATACCATTAACAAATGCCTGTAAAAATGACATAGCTGCATCAATCATCTTAGGTGCGGCTTCAACAGCTTTTGTTGCAAGCTCACCGAAAATAGAGCCAGCTTCTTCAATCATTCCCGACAAGCCACCTTCGGTAAATGCCGTGGTTAACCTATTGACATAGTTCTGAGCCTCTTTTGCGGCATCAGTAAGCGGCTCGGACATACTCTCGTAGATTTCGATGCCTAATCCCTCAAGCCCTGACTTTAGTATCGTAATCTGTCCCTGCAGATTATTTTGCATCGTATCAGCCATCTTTTGAGCTGAGCCGTCTGCATTATCAATGTTTTTTACAAGACTGTTAAAATCTTTATCGCTCGCATTGATGATAGCAAGCATACCCGACATAGCCTCTTTACCATAGAGGGTACTTGCGGCGGCTGTCTGTTCGGTTTCTGACAGTCCGCCGAACTTTTCGCGCAATTCTTTTATTACATCAATTAACGGCAAAGTTTCACCATTTGCATCGGTCATACTTATTTTATATTTTTTCATGACCTCTGCCATTGCATCGGTAGGTGACGCAAGGTTTGACAGAGCAGTTTTTAAGCTTGTACCTGCCATACTGCCCTTAACACTCGCATTAGCCATAAGACCGAGTGCAACGGACACATCCTCAACACTATAGTGCATCGCACCCGCAAGAGGGGCTACATATTTAAAACTTTCGCCAAGCATTGACACATTAGTATTCGCGGAGCTTGATGCTTTAGCAAGCACATCGGCAAAATGAGTGCTGTCAGATGCCTTTAAGCCAAATGCAGTAATTGCATCTGTAACAATATCTGAGGTCGTCGCAAGGTCAAGACCGTCTGCAGCGGCAAGTGACATAATACCGTCAATACCATTGAGCATTGATGTTGTGTCCCAGCCTGCCATAGCCATATATTGTAGAGCCTCGGCGGATTCAGATGCAGAAAACTTAGTTTTAGCTCCCATTTCTTTGGCTTTGTCTGTAAGGCTTTGCAGGTCTTTTCCGCTTGCACCGCTGATAGCCGAAACCTTGGACATAGCCGCCTCGAAAGATGAGCCTACAGTTGCCGCTGCTGTTGCTCCTGCTCCAAGAGTTGTAGCTATACCGGCAAGCGTTGTTGTTATTGCAGACACACCTGTTTTGGCAAGTCCTTTTAATTTATCAATACCCGTTTTAAAACCACCGGTATCAATTTTGGTGTCAATTTTAATAGAGCCATCGTATGCCAATATCTCACATCCTTTACTGTGAGGTCATCGGCATCCAATGGCTCTACTTGACCTGATTATTTTTTATCGTTTAATACGATTTCAAATAGCCTTTTACAATTACGCCCTTTACAGTATGTAAAAATGCCCCTACACCTTGACGATTTGTCAAAGTATATGGGCATTTCGTAACCGCAAAAAGGGCATTTAATTTTTTGTTTGTTTTTCAATTTATCACCTACGATAAATCATATTGATTTTTACTTGTTAATTCAGCATCGTCAAAATTCATCTTCAAAATATCTTTATAGGATTTTTTTGTGAAAACAAATTCTGCATATCCGCCATTTTCGCCATTAAACTTATATGTATGTGTAAATTCAATGTAATCATCGAATTCTTCTTCAGTTTCTGACACCTTTGTGCCTTCGCCTCCGACAATGTCAACAACATCGGAATAGGTTTGTCCTGTATGAATTTCGTCAAACTCAGCCTTGCTTATGCCTGACGGGTCACTCCCACAGGCTGTGCAAGTCAATGCTAACAATGCAATAGTTATAAAGGATAGAATCTTTTTCATAGCTGTACCACCTCAATAAATTTTATATACACATTATACAAAAGCTATATAAGTTCGTCAACAGATTTTCCTGATAGCAAAGCCTCTTCGATAGCATTGTATTTTTCCTGCACCGACTGCGGCAGAGGCAGGGCATAGAGTTTTTTCATTTGCTGATAAAAATTGCGGTCTGCCGTTGACATTTTAGAGGTAATCGGCATACTGCGATAACCTAAAATTTTTGTAAACATACAATCGGCACGCAATGACATAAACAATGCACGAAACTTCCACCAATGAAGATTAGTGCCGTTTAAATCTATACCGTACTGCTCCATAAATGCCGCATAGATATAGCCGTCATCAAAATCGTAATCAAATACAGTTTTATCATTGCCTCCGCCTGAATGCTTTTCAGGTGGTTTACCGCAACGATAAAAGTTTAAAATAGCCTCAACGGTTTCTTCGTTCATCGGGCAAGGCTCTTTGAATATAAGTCGCTGTATTTCTGCAAGTATTTCAGCTGAGAGTGTATCGTCAATTTGTTCGGTGAGGATAAGTTCAAATTTAATCCACACTCTAAAGTCGGTGTTGATTTTATAATCTACACCCGACACGGTTATTGTATCGGGTGTTTTGTCACAAAGCAGATTCATTACTTTGTCGCCGGTTTAAGTGTCTTTTTGTAATGATTGTACTGCTTATGCTTTTTGCCTCTGTGATTGTTAATCGCATTTGCTTTGCCTTTATACATATTGCCGAGTTTTGTTCCGAGAGCATTAACAGCCTTGATAACATCCTCGTAAGCATTAAGGCAGGTTGTAAGGTTTACGGTTTCGCCGAAAACCTTTTTAGCTGTACCGTCACCAAAGACCTCATCAAAAAAGTTAAAAACAGCCGTACACTGAGCACGGATAAGCTCTGACTGGCGTTTGCCCTCGGGCTGTAAATCATTCATTGCCTTTGCCACATTATCGTGAGCGTGCTCGTAACGCCCCATTGCAAGTGCATCGGCAACATCAATATCGGGTAAATTTACTCCGTTAATAACCATACTTATGCCACCTCCGTAGTTGCTGTAAATGTCTTTGTCGCTGTGTCAAAAGTACCCTCAACAGGATCTCCCTTAGCCAAAAAGTTACCGCTGCATCCCATTTCGCCGTCATCATTTGTAAAACTTGCAACCTCGACCGCAACACGGATTTTGCGTGCGTGATAGGTGGTTTTGTTACTCTCGCCACTCACAGGCTGGTCAAGGTCAACGATTACATAGTCTGTTTCAGCGTCTGCACCTACAAGCTGCTTTTCGCCGATGTTGATGATGTAATTGATTGCGTCCTGTTCACGGATCTGGTCAACCTCAAATGCCGTTGTCCAATCATAACCGCTGATTGATTTTGTAGCAGACTTATCACAAACATATTTGCGGCTTTTTGTCTGTGCGGCAGGTGATTCATCAAGTGTCTTTGCACCTACACCGAGCAGAGAAAAGTTCGGTGATTTGTTTGTACCGCCGCAGTCAAGGTAGTTTGCCTGCATTCTTCTCTGTCTGATTACTTCACTCATTATTTTTTACCTCCATTTTTATATATTTAAGTTGGCACTGTATTTGATAGCGTGCCGATTTTGTATCGTTGTCAATCGCATAACCCGATGATAACACTTTTACGGATAACGGTGTTAAACCTTCGGGCAGTTTTGGCAGTCTGCCGTTCAAGTTCTGCTCAGCAATCCATTCCTGCAGCCTTTCGTAAAATTCAAGATTTGCCATATTGATTGACTCATCAGGACTATAATTTTCACGGCTTGCAAAGACAAAGAGGTACTGACACTTAGCCGAGCCGTCAACATACTGCTTTAAAACAGTTTTGCACGGCACAACCTCAATGCTGTACTGTTCGGGATCTTCGCCAAGATAGTCAACATTAAGGTCATTGTCAACCTCTAACACTTCGCAGTCAGCAAACCACCTAAATAATGATTTAATTATTGATTCGTCCATTATTTGCCTCCGCTTTTTTCTTTGGCGGTTTTGATGATGTCATCAAGATGGTCTGCTTTCATTCGCTCAAACCAAAACTTGCCCCTTAGACCACCGCTTGCTGTACCTTGTTTGCCTTTGCCTGCATTTAGGTAGTAATTGGTATGTGCATAAACGGCATTATACATAACTTCGCCACTACCGATTTTTGTACCTCTTATACCACTGCTTTTTAAGTAGCCTGTCTTAAAAGGTACATAAGGGTCACTACGGCGAAGGACTTCGCTGTCAACAATTTTCTGCACCCTGCCTGTTGGCTCAATTTAAGCATTGTTTCAGTAGTATTAAAAAGCAGTTTAATAATCATTTAACCACCAATTTAATGTGTTTTGAAAAGGCACTTGCCGACAGATTTTCGGTGACCTGCGTAATCTGCTGACCGCCTGCGTCAAGGATATCCTTAACGGTAATTACATCAAGGTCAACCAAGCCTTTAACAACATAATCTCCCTTTTTGAGGGTGTAGCAATTGTCACTTTCATCAAGCGGTAAAGACTTGTATGTTGACGGGTCAACATAGTGAGTAGTCTGCAAAACGCTGTCGGGGATACGGATTACATACTCATCAGATGCAGACACATTTTTGTCAGCAACAATAATTTGATCCCTACCGTGGTAATTAACTCCGTCCAAAACAGTTGCAAACCAAAAGGTTTCACGACCCTGCTTTTTAGAGCAAAACACGGTAATGCGTGTGTTGTTTGTGAGCATTATCTCACCCCCTGATACAAAAGACCTGTACCGCTTAACTCTTGTTTTATAGCTTTGTACATCGCTCTTTTTTCACGCTCTGCAAGCTCATCGGCATTGTAATCCTTGTATGTAACGCTGTAACCGTCCGTGGATTCGGACTTGATGCCCTGTGGGATGTTCTGAACACTCTCACGGATTTCTGCGACTGCCTCAGCGGCGGCACAAACAGCATTTTTCACAGGCTCGGTCACATCGGATATTTTTCCCATAACGACATAATTGAGAAAGCGTTCCGCCTTATGTGCATAGCGGTTAAATTCTTCGGCGGTTAAATCACCGCCGAAAGAATCTTTGTAATAAGCATAATCCGCATACATTTAAGACACCTTGATGTTACGGAAAACGCCGCACTTAGTTGTATTTTTGAGTGCGACAGCGGCGACCATCTCAACCTCAGCCTTTTTAACTGCACCCGGTGCAGTGAGGTCAGGCATATATGTTTTGATGATTGACGAACCGCTGAGGGAAACACCGTGGAAAGCATCAAGACCAAGCTGTACCGCATAAAGGTCGGTAAGACCTGTCACCTTTGAGCTTGATGCACCTGTTTCGTAAATCGGCACGCAAGGCACAGTCTTTGAACCGTCAAAGTAGTTACCCATATCGTAAAAAATGATACCGTCATAACCCTGAGCAGTTTTACCGAAAGCGTCCTCGGCTCTTGTGAGGTATCCTGCACGCTGAGCAACGCTTTTGAGCTTAGCAATAATCTTGCTGTTGCCGAGCAGAAAAGTAGGCTTGCCGTCAATACCGCCGATAAACTCGTTGAGCATATCAATCATAAGCTGATAGTTGCTTGTAACAAGTGCAGAGGTTGAGAGGTCAACTACTGTCTTGTCAGAGCCTGCGTTGTACTCAGTGCTTGTGCCCTTGAGGAGAGTTGTAAGACCGTCAAAGTCAACCGACTTATTAGTCTTTGAGCCGTTAATACAGCAATTTTGAAAATGGTTACGAGTAGCGAGGGTTTTCTGCTCGAGCTGAAACGCAATTTCGTTTGTTGTTGCTTCCTGAATAACACGGTCAACCTCACTTGCACCGCCGAAGATTTTAAGGTCAACGGTCTTTTTAATTTTCTTCGCCTCATTGGCTGTGTATTCGCTGTTGATTTCTCTGCCTGCCGCTGTTGACGGTGTCTGGAGCTGTAAGTAACCGTAGGTGAGAGTTGAGCCTCCGACACCCGGTGATACGGCATCATCAAAAGTAAGCTCATCCATAAACTGTGAGCCACGGCGGAGAGTATCAATAACCTCCTGTGTCACCTTGTCGGCTCTGCCGACGCTTGCTTCTGCTAATGTAATAGGCATTTTGTGTCCTCCTTATTTCTTGTAATAGTCTTCAACGGCAGACTTGAGGTTTGAACCGGACTTTGCTTTTGCTCCGCCTGTGGGTCCGCCGAGGTCAAGTTTCTTTTTGGGTTCTTCCTCTGACTTAAAGAGGAAAGGTTTTGACTGTTTCAGCTCTGCAAGCTGTTCGTCAAGTCCCGTGATACTGCCGTCCTCAGTCTGAGATACCTTTGACATATCAATGTTAGCCTTGACCGACACGAGGTCAGCCGCACCTGCGTTATTGATGGCAGATTCAACCGCCTGCTCAAACTTGTAGTCATTGAGCTTTTTGTCGCCGTCAAGCTGTGCCTGCTTAACCTTGTTCTGCCAATCGGGGTCATAACCTTCAAGATTAGCGTTTGCAGTTTCGAGCTTTTTTGACACATCATCATACTTGTCCTTTTCGACATACTGACCGCCTGCAAGGTTGCCGAGCTTAACATCTGCCGCATTGTTTACCTTTTCGGCAAACTGTTCAAAGGTTAATGCCTCGTCACCAAACAGGGCTTTTAAAATTTCCATTAAGTCCATTTGTTTGCTCCTTTCAATTTATTAGCAATTGTGTGTATGCTCAGATATTTGAGCAATATTAAAAGCCCCCGAAAATCGGGAGCTTATAACCTGTTTTATTCTACTGGTTCGTATATTTTTTCAAATGTGTCGGGTTTGCAAGGATATTTATCACCGTTTATGCCGGTGATAATGTAATCGCCCGGACTTGCTGTCATATCACCCTCACGGGCGTGTATTACAACTGTTTTATCCGTGCGTTCTGCCTCTACCACAATGGGCTTTTTTCTGTATTTAGCCATAAAAACACCTTCTAATCGTAAAAATAAGGGTAAAAGTAAAAGGGATGTTTCAAACACCCCTTTAATACCCGTTTAAATTCGTTTAATTTTGTTTTTATTCAATCAACTATGTAACTTTACCTTTTAGCAACAAAAGCTGATACAAGGCAAATAAAACTATTTTTCTTCAAAACCTATGTTGTTATTACACTCTTTCATTTCTTTGGCTTTACCAAATTTAAAGTCTAACGGAATTCCGTCAGGAAAAGCATCGCAACAAGGTCTCCAGCCGTCTAACAATTCATCTCTTTGATGTTTGCATTCACAACAATCTGAAATGTAAATCATTAGTATTTCCTCCCAATATATTTTTCATAGAATTTCATCATTTCTTTTGATACTTTAACACCACATCTTCTTAGAACCTCTAATTCAGCAAGTGCTTCTGCACCGTCATCATAAGCAATAGTACTGATACCTTTTATGTGAATTTCTGAAAGTTCGTCATACAGCTTTTTAACATCTTCGGATTTCATTCCAAAAATTGTCTTTGCGTGTCCGCCTTCGTGCCATACAGCTTCTTCCAATGTATTTGCTATAGACAATTTTGAATTTGCAAATATTTGATTAATTTCATCAAGAGTTTTTCCAGAGAGTATGTCCGTGTTTAAATTTAATTGTAGCAATCCATTTGATAATGCTTCGATTTGTAAAACCGGAGTTCCTTGATCTGTTTTCGGAAAACTCTTTGCAACAATTTCACTAATGATGAAACCACACTCTGCTTCACAATCAGACACAGTATTTACAATAACTTTACTTACCTCAGAATTGAAATTTTTTCCGTATGTAACAACCTCAAAATCATCTATATCTATATTTTTTATTATACTCTTTTTAGAAGATTTTGCAACTGCTTTCTTGTTTTTCCAAACAGCTTTTTGAGCAGTACTTCTGCCAAAACCATAAGCCTGTTGACGAGAACGGTCGGGAAGCAATCCTGTTCTTTTACAAAAGCTATTCAGTTCTGACTCCTGCCGTTTCAACTTGCTTGAATAGTGGCTGAAATTTTTTTCTAACTTTTGTAACAGCTCTTCATCAGAGAGGTTATTCAAAGCCTCATCACAAGCGGCAAGTGTTCTTTTGGTTGCCCTGATTTTGCGTTCAAAAGCTCTTTGTTGTTGTTCTGCTTCGTAAAGCGTGTGCATTGAGCCGTCAGGATATTCAATATTTTTAGCGTTCAGTTCTTCAAGGTCTTTATCCGAATACATTCGGGACGAACCCTCAAAGTACGGATACCAATCGTGTCGGCAGTTATATCCTTTGAATCCGTCACCTGTGCCGTAACCAATATCAGATAAGGACAAGTAACCTCTTTGACCGCTCAGGCTTACAATCTGTCCCTGCCAAGCCGAGTGGCTCGGTCGAGCACCTGCGTGGGCAGTAATTTCCATAAGGTCACAGCCCAGCTCTTGTGCATTTGATAGGCATATCTGACCTGTGGTTTGACCTATACCGGTCATAACATTACGCCGTACAGCAACATCAAGTCGGTCACGATGACCGGAGGGATAGATTACAAACGCTCCGTCTTGAGCTACCTGTTTAATTGCATCGGCAATTGCCTGTTGCGGAGTAAACGCACCGCTTGATGCTTTTAACTCAGCAAGACTGCAAGCATTGATAAAGCTCGTTTGCGATGACACAGCTGTGGTCAGAGTAAGATTGCTAAGATTGCCCTGCGTTTTCTTAAAGCCTGCCTCAAGTAACTGCATTTGCACATCAGACACCTTGAGTGACTTTGGATTTAAGCCGTTTTGTCGGTAAATCTCGTTGTCATACTCCGTAGCGGTCACACCTGCATCTTCAAAGAGTTTTTTTAACTCTGATTCTGTCCTGTCGCTGTATTTTGCAACACTTGACAACACATCAGAGTGCAGAGTACCAAGCTCCTGCATATGCTGAGCTTGCCATATACCTGTGTCGGTCATTGTTCTTGTTTTTGCAATTCTGCGAGCAATGTCACGGACAATCTCCTCTTCAAGCTGTGAATATAGGTTGATGATATCATCAGCACAATGAGCAAGCTGTTCAGGGGTGAGCATTAAGAGCCACCACCTTCATCAAAAAAACTTTGTACACCGCTTTCGGGTAACATTTCTGCCGCCTGTTTATCATCAACTCCATACCGCCATTTGAGGTAGTCGGTCTTTTTGCGGATACCGCTGTTGACCTCATTGAGCTGTATAGCCTGCTCTTTGTCCTTATCTTCAAGCACGCCGTCGCCCCAATTAAAGCTAACTTCGTACTCTCCGCTTGGAGCAAGATTACAGGCATCAGCCATAGCATTGCACGCATATATGTAGTCCTCAAGTACAGCCTCAAGCGAGTGCTGCATATCAGACACAGCTGTATAGCTACGCTGTTTTGATGCTTTGATTTCTTCCGCTGTCTTATCTACATTTTGTGGGTTTGACAATGTGCCGTAAGCAAGGGAGCAGTTAAACTCAATCTGTCTTTTTATTTCGTTTAGTCCATTTGAGTAGTTATCATCACGCAAAGTCGGGTTAAAAACTTCATAAAAAGACTTATCTTTGTTATCGTCTGCATCAATGTTAAATTTGCGAAACAATCTATCACGGGTTGACGGTGTTCCGAGCGTATCTTCGCCCGGTCGCTGTCGAAGGACTTCTTCGCCGGCATCAACAGCAAGTTCACCACCCTCAAATTCCCATAAGTATCTATCCCATTGCAAGTCAGCTTCATTAAGCAGCTTAACAGCTCGGCTGTAAACCGACACACCGAGAGGACTGTCGCTTTCAATATGGTTTGCGAAAGGTACAGACCAAAAAGCAAACAAAGGACGGTCAACATCATTGATAACTATGTATGGGTCTATTCTCGACCACATATCGCTGTCAAGATTTTCAGGATTTATTTCCGCCCCGATGTTGTCGGGAGTGGATGAAACAAAAAAGTGACTTTCAATTGTGTGTGATTTGTTTTCGTAGCTGTAAGTCTGCTTTTCAACTCTTGTGTAATAGTTCTTGCCTTTGACCTCTTGATTAAAAAACACGGCAGCGGTTATTATGCCGTTGCTGTAATTAAGAGGGATAAACTTGTCCTGCGTGATGCAATCGGGGAGGATTACACCATTACGAACATACGGTTTAAACATTATGCCGCCGACCGCACAACCTGCCTCAAGCCTTACTCTGAGCTGTTCAAGCAATCTTTCGTACTGTTCTTGTAAATAATCCGCACGCTCTGAACCCGTTATTTCGCTCTCAAATTCAATCATAATTAACCGTGCAAATTCGGACGCTATCGTTGCACCGAGGTTAAGTGTCTTGTTGTGGCAATCTTTGCTCCAAGACGGCTCATCGGCATATATTTCAAGCCATACTTCCATAGCCTCTTCCATATTATCAAATTGATAATTGCTCGTAGCGTTTTCGGGGTCAAGCTTGTTTACAATACTCCTTAACCAACTTAAAAACACATATTTAGCACGCCTTTTCAATCGCTCACCTCCTAATCGTTATATTTAAAAATTCTGCGTAAAATCGTGTACGCAAAATATCTTATATCGTCCATTGCGTGGTCATTTTCTTTTACCACTTTATCGACTTCTGCTTTTTCGTCCCAGCGGTACATTCCGAACTCCTCTTGTGATGCCTTGCACTTAACGCCGATTTTAATTCTGCCGTCGGTCAGCATTTGGCTCGTGGTTCGGATGCCGTTTATAACATCGTTTTTTGCTGACTTAACAAAAAACTTGTCGTGTCTTTTGATTGTAGCTTTAAATGATGCGGCGGACGGGTCAATTATCACACGCTCTATATATCGGTCACCTGCGAGCTTTTCAAGCTCTGCATAATGCTCTTCATCGGTGCGTTGATAGCCTTCTTTGCGACTGTTGTAGTAGTATTCATCCACTCTAATAGCCTCGTTATCGGTCACGCACCACAGCCCCATAGAGCAAGGGTTAATTGTGCCGTAGTCCATTGAAATATACCACCGTCCGACAAGCTCATCGGGATTGCCGTTCCACAACTTATCCTTAATATGGTCATTGTAATCTTGGTAAACAAGACCTTCGGCAATAACCCACTCACCAAGGATAAAGCGGCGGTAAAATGTGCCTTGATAAAGGCTGTAATACCGCTGTTTCACCTTATCGGATAATGATAGGTTATCGTCCATTAAAAACTTGAGCCTTAAAGCGTGCTTTTCAGAAGCCTTTAAAACCCACTCACGATAAAACCAATGGTTAGGGTTATCGGGGTTGCAGTTGAACCAAAACCTTGCACCCTCAACAGAGCAACGGGCAAGAGCCTGCTCAACAAATGACCTCGGCATCAGAGCAACCTCATCGAAGAGGACACCTGCAAGCGTAACGCCCTGAATTAAGTCCTGTGAGCTTTCGTCTTTACCGCCGAAAATGTAAAATGTGTTAGATTTGCCGTCTTTGCTGATTATCAGCAAATTTTCCGACCTCTTATCCTTGATATCGTAACGGTGTTTGAGCATATTGATAAGAGGCTTAATAACATTTCGCCTGCAAGAGCCTACGGTTTTACCGCATATAGCAAAGTTACAGTCGGCAAATGTTGCCATTGCCCAAAAAATAAAAGATATGCTCATACTAACAGTTTTGCCCGAACGGACAGATCCGTCTGCAATTATCGCATCATATTTATCCTTTATCCCGTCAACTTTCCACCAGCTAAGTACTTTTAGCTGCTTTCTCGAAAAAGGCTTAAATTTCATCTTTAAAAGCCTCCTTGCCTGCACCTTCGAGTGCCTCAATCAATCCGTCATCAACGGTTTCTACTGTTTCGGGCTTGAAGTAATCCGCATACAGCTTAATAGCCTGTGTGTCGCCGTTCTGACATTTTTTAATCAGTGCCTGCCGAATTGCCGTCAGTTCGTCATTCTCGTATTTTGTAATAAGAGCATTTAATTTTTTGCGAAATTCCCTTGATTTTACAACTCCATAGGATAGAGCAAGTGATTTTAAATCTTCAACAATATTAAATTCCTGCTTTGTGTTTGTATCCTTGAGCAGTTGTTCAAGTTTTGACAGCTTATTCATTTTGCACCTTCTTTCTTTTTTGCATAAAAATAAACACCCGTTAAAAGGTGTTTAAAAGCATTTTAATATATATAAAAACAGCGGTTTGCGTTAAATTTTAATGTCAGCCGTTATCACGATTTAGGAGGGATTGTTCCATGGGCAAACCGCTGTTTTTAACTTGGGTATAGCTCCGCCATCCGCTAACTTGAGGTTATCGGTAGCTTTGCTGTATGTCAGCCGTGTCACATCAAGCAGAGACGAATCAATCCGCTGTCTGTTCGGGCATTTGTTCGGTAAACGATACTGTAAGCTCAGTCGGCTCACCTGCAAGGGTAATTTTGATCGTTGCTTTCTTGTATCGTTTCTGTACTTTCACAATTTTATCTTTATTCTCAGCCAAAAATCCGCTGACAGTTTCGTAACCTTCACCAGTGAATTTAAGTACCGAGGGAGTTTTCAAAAGTTCGCTTAAGGTCAGAATAAATTCAGACTCTTTGTCGGTTAAAGGGATAGGACTTGTACCGCCGCCGAGTAATCTGATAATGTGTGGAATACCTTTGAATACATAATACTTTGACCACTCATAGTCCATACGGACAAATACATAGCCGTCAAAAAGTATATGCGGTTGGGTTATCCACTTGCCTTTTGAGCGGATCAGTTTGTTTTCGACCGGCACAATAGCATCATAGCCACGATGTCGGAGCTGTTCCGCAACAGCGTGTTCTTGTCCTGTGTTTACATACAAAACATACCACTTGATGTTCATCATCCTTGCTCCTTTGCTTTGAGCTTGTTGATTTCGTCCATAAGCTCGTTGTAGAGCCGTGGATTACTCTTTTTGATAGTGTCATAAAGCAGGCTCTGATTTTCTTCGAGGGCAATCTGCTTGTCTGACTTAACATCCGTGTCGGTCTTACGCTTGTATGTTACTGCTCTTGCAAGGGCAGTAGCCTGTCTTAAAAGGTCTTCGGCAGACACTTCATCGAATTGTCCTTCGTCAAGTTTTGATATGGCATCAAAAACCTTTTGTGATGCCATTCTCAAAATTGCCTCTGCAGGGTCAAGTTCAGGATAACGCTCCGTTTCCGTGAGTATCATCCTAAAATTTTCCTGTGCAATTCGTAACTGCTGTGCATTTGCCAAAAATCTCGATGCGTAACGGCTGACCGCCGCCTGTGACAGCTGTTCGCCGTTTTCTGCAAGATAAGCTACAATCTCACGATATGTCTGTCCGCTTACAAGCATCTGATCTACGGTGTCCTTGAGGTCAGAGGGCAGTTTGTCAATTTTTCCGCAAGCTCTGCGGTTGTTTCTGCTCACAATCACACCTCAACCGAGTTATCAGTAACGGAGCCTTCGAGGAGCTTAATGCCCTTTGATGAGAGTTTTGCCTCAAGTTCTTCATACGGCACATCTGCAATGTCGGCAGGCTCTTTTGTTTTGATATTGCGAAGTAAAATATACTCCGACAAAAAGAGGTAATTAACCGATGACAAAAAGTCATGTTCTGATACATTCCCGATTGCGTACTTAACATCGGACAGTTTTTCATAATTCACATGAAGTATGTTGATAGTTCTCAAAATCTGTCCGTTGTTCTGAACAAAGTTTCTTGCTTTGATTTTCTGCATATATACCTCAGCATCGTTAGTCATTATTATTACCTCCTCTTAAAAGCTCCAAAATGAGCTTGTTTTGTGTCTTTATTTCGTCCTTAACTTCGTTGATAGAGTTGTAGTAATCCTTTTTTGTAAGGCAGGTGTCCTTGATTTGCTCAACATCAGTTTGCAACTTGCTGATAGATTTGTTGACATCGGTTTTAACATCTTTCAGTTCGCCTTTTGTTACATAGGACAGCTGAATTTCTTTGATTTCCTTGTCGTGTCTATCCGCTTCGTTAATTGTTCTTTTGAGAAAAAAGCTGATAATAGCGATAGCTCCCGAAATGATAAGACCGAAGAGCCACCAAGTGTCTGCCGCAAAGTTCATAATAAATTACTCCAAAAAAAATAAGGTATCATTAAGTCTGTAACTTAATAATACCTTATTAGTTCATATTACCGTAGAAGATAAATTTCCTATATTTTATTCAATAACTTATGTTTTAATGTCGTCAAAAATGCTTAACTGACCGTCAAGTCTATCGTTTGAGCAAATAACTCTAATGTACCGCTCGGACAAATCGTATTCTTTTGCAAGCTGACTACTGTTATAACCGTTGTACTTTGCTTTAATTTCAGCGTTACGCTCAATTTTCTGCAATTCACTGTACTTTTGTATGTAGACAGTATCGCCTCCGAAGATTTTACATAATTCAATATAGCTTTCAATGCCTATTGTTTCGGCTATATCCCGTTGTGTACCTACCAAATCATCAAGATTGATTTTCACCAGCCTTCCTCCTTTGAGCACTGTCAATGTACTTTTTAAGTTTTTCAATCAAGGTTACACCCTGATTATATGTCAGCCACCTAAAAGGCTGTTTTGATGTACAGTCAATTTTCAACTCCTTTTTGATGATACCACAGAGCCTGTCACCGAGCTTTGCTGTGGTAGGCTCTGTGTCATATTTTTCAAGCTGATACATCAGCTGCCAAACCTTACTGCGTTGACCGTCTGACATTTTGCCTCTACCGCTGTCCTCGTACTTTTTCTTTTTGTACGGTTTCGTCGGCTCTGTAAGATTCTGCAATTTAAGCCTCTCGGCAAGCTCAGATACAACCGTTTTATACTCATTCTCATCAAGACTGCGTATGCTTTCCTTTTGAGTAAGACGATAAACAATCGTGTGCAGCATATCGTTTTTGTTGCCTGATTCTAATACCCCGAGCCGTGCCGCCATTGCGTATATTCTTTGCGTTTGCTGAGGTTTTAACATACAAAACACCTCATCAAACCAAAGAGCTTAAAGATATCTTTGTGCTGTCCTCAACAACAAAACTGCTTTGTATTTTCATAAGGATATCATCAATATGACTTTCGTCCATACCATTGACGGTAAGCAAATTCTTAAAATCCTGCCACACAGCCGCCTCTGAAATGAGGTAGGCATACTCTTTTGCATCGTCCTCAGTTAGGCTTGTAAACTTTAAAATGTTGTTTACATCCTTGTCATAGTTAATGCCCTTGCATTTCTTGACAAGCTGTTTGCGTTCGTCATCAGATACACCGTTCATCTGTTCAATAACTTCTTTGACAGTGCATCTTACAAAATTGCCTTTCCACAAACCGATGAGCATTCTTTTTGCCGGAGCAGAGAGGGAATATTCTGTCTTTTCCGTAACCGCATCTTTGTATGCTTTGCCAAAAATTGAGAGCAAAAATGAGTTGTATGTAATTTTGAGAGATTCCGAAGTTACCGCTGTAAGCTCTGATTCTGTGCCTGCATAATGGACACTCTTATATTTAGTGTTTTCAAGGTCTTCCGAGCACTGCATAATAATCTCTGCTTCGAGTTTATCTTTGCGTGCCTTGAGCTTGCTCATATCTGCTTTAATGCCTGCAAGCTCATCAATCTGCTTTTTTAAATCAGTCATCTGTTTTATCCACCTTTGCAAGTAATTTTTCGGCACATTTGCGGCAGATGATAACATTATCTGCAATGATTACATTTTCAACTGTACCGCAAAAGCGACAACAGGGAGCGGACGGTTTAATTGTAACAGTGCCGTCTGTACTTGTTTCAATGTCAACAGCATTGCCCGGAAACAATCCTGCTTCGCCTCTTATCTGCTTTGGCAGAGTAATAGAGCCGTTTTTACAAATTCTCTTTGATGTTTTCATAATTGACCTCCTGTTCAATATATATTGCTTAATATTGCCTATCCTCACTCTGCATTTACACGGACTTGTGACCGTTCCCAACAGGGAGTTGCATTAAGGCGAGCGGATTATCTCCGCTCATTAACCTCTTTTATTGCACATATAAAGCCTTCTAAAGTTCTATCTGCAAAAGTTTTGCCCATATTTTTTTCGAGTTTTTTTATAACATCAATTGTTAATGTCCCTATTTTTCCAAGAATATCGATAGCATTTCCTGTTACAACAGAGTCGGTTGTTTTGTCAGAATTTTCAACCGAAATTATTACTACCTTTTTTTCACAAACAGCGGTTTTGGCTTTTTTAGCAAACGAATCTATTATCGCACCACTCAATTCATTTCCAAATTCAACTGTGTAATCTTCCATTTTTATCCCTCCGAATTTTAATAAAGTTCAATACTTTCGTTGTTAGCAATAAAATGCTTTTTCATTGACTCAAAGTTTGTCCAGTATGGTGTATATACATCGTAACTAAACTTATCTTTAAGCTCTTGTTTTGCTTTTTTACTACGGACTTTATATTCTTTGAAATCCTTTTCGGTGACAACTGACCGCTTTTTACAGCAATAAAATCTTCTGCGGATTTCACAGTCCTCTGCAAGCCATTTACCACGAAGTTCATCATTTACATAAACAAGGATAGCATTTTGAAATCGTGATTTTTGAGTGAGGTTCAGAGATACTTTGTATCCGTCAATTTTGAGATGTACACACGGACTCCATACAGATGCAAGGGCTTCGTCAACCTTTTTCCACTCTTCTGCGGTCATTGTTGCCCCTCCTTTTACTCTTTTTTACCTTTTGGCTTTCGCCACGGAGCATCCAACCTACCCATATCAGCAAGAGCACCATAGGCACAAAGCAAATTTCTCCGCCTGCTGTAAAGCTCCTTGCACCCATTTGACCGAATGCGGCAGTCGTTGCTACTCCCGTACTGAACCCTGCGGCGAGCAGTAACACAATTTTTCTTAACGACATTTTAAATCCCTCCAAATATTGTTTAAAACACCTTGATACGCATAGCTTTTGCCATTGCTATTAAGCCCTCATAGGTGATATTTCCGTTATCCACAGCGTTACCAAATACATTGCTTGCTCCTCTGATACCCTGTTCCGTCCTTGCGACACCAAGTAATAGTTTAACCGCCCTTTCATCATCTTTTATAGCTGGAAACAATAACTCAATATCGCTGTTTTTGATAGCTGATGTGTGCCTTACTTCAGTAAGTTTTGTACGGTTACGAATCTGAGCGAACGCTTCTTTGCTTTTGCCGGTATTTGTAACGGTTTCAATGTTTCCGACAAGGCAAATACCAAGCTGTGGGTTACTATCGAAAAAAGCTCTGATGGCTTCGATTGTTTTAATCGGCAGGTGCTGTGCCTCATCAATGATGAGTACCTTGCGTTCACCCTCAAAGCTGTCTGCAAGCCTCAGCCACATTTCATCCTTTCGCCCTGATGCCGTGATTTTCTGTGTTCTGCAAAGCAGTTTTAAAAATGCACTTAAAGTTACTAAACAGGGGTTTACGGACACATAAATTGCTGTTGCAGGATAATCTTCAGCATACTTTTTGCACGCCATTGTTTTACCGATGCCTGCATCGCCACACTCAATTGCAAGACCGCCCTTAAGATGACACAAGCGGATTGTATCATAAACCTCTGAGCTTATGCTTGTAGGCTTGTAGCTGTTAAGCACCTGAGCTGATTTGAGATTTTCTGCAGCGGCTTTTGTTTCAAAAGTCTCTGTTAAAAACTTTTCAAAATCACTTAAATTACCGTTATAACGGTTATTCAAGTAGGTTGACAAAGTCGCTGCTGACTTTCCGAGAGCCCTTGCGGCTTTGGTTTGTGAGCCGCACTCTTCGATAAAGTTCCTTAATTTCTCCTGTAATTCAGGATTGGCTGACATTACCGACATTTATTATTCCTCCTTTTGTCGCTGTTCAAGATTTCTTATCATTTTTGCCTTATCTATCGTTACGATATTCGACTGACCAACTGCCATGGGCAACTGCTCTGCCGTTTCATCGGCACGGTGTACTGATATAACCTTCGGATTGATTTCTTCGGCATTTGCTTTGTTTTCCTCAGCTGTCGCAAGCACAAGGTTAAGTGCTGTTTCTTTGCCAAATGCTGTAATCTGACTTGCCTTGAGTTCCTGTTTGGTGAGCTTTTCAAGGCTCTTAACTTTACGGAGTGCCTGAGCAACTGCATCTTTAGATGCTCCGTAGGCAAGGACTGCTTCATTGTCTGTTGGAGCGGTCATTATGTAGTTATCATCAAGGTCATATATTCTGACTTCCGAAATATCTTCCGGGTCATATCGACAGTAAACTGATTCTCCAAAATGATTTAAAATAAGGTCATCATTGTAGTAATCAATTTTCTCGCCTGCAACAGTAAGATGTACGCCACGCCTGCCGACTTTCTGACTTCTGGTACTCCTCATCAGCATAAGGTTGAGGTCAAATTCAGAAGCAATTCTCTTTTCGTGTAGATTTTCTCTGTAAACCTGCATTCGGGTTTTACCGTTATCAGAGGAAACCGCACTGGAATATGGCTTATCGTTCATATAGTAGGTGAGAATATCCTCAACAGCCTGTGTAAATTCATAATCCGTTGGGATATTATCTGCGTTCTTAATAACCTGTTTCAGACGTTCCGGGCGTTCAACCACGTTTCCACCCGTATATGTCGGGAACAACCTCGAAAGCCTGTCCTTAACGTCACGGAAACGCCGCTCAATGATTTTTGCTTTTGCATTTCGCACAATAGCGTTCGTCATTTTTATGCCGAGTCTTTCAAACACAGGAGGTGGAACAAATTTATCTTTTGTACTCTTCTTTTGCCTGTGACCTAAACCACCTACGTCGAAGGTAAGAAACTCACGACCATTATCAACATAAATGTTTTGCGGTATGCCGTATTTCATTATTCCTTTACGAAGTGCTATGAGTGTTGCCTGTGATGACGGTGCGTCTGTTACATAACACCCGGTGAATATTCCGCTGCGAGCGTCAAAAAATGCTGTGAGATAAAGCCTGTGCAGGTTACCTTTTTCACCTTTTGTCTGTACGTCAAAAGTATGATTGTCGGCAATCCACCATTCATTACTTACCATATCTTCATAGGTACGTCTGATATACGGTGCACACCTGTCTCTAAATGCCTTCATACCCTCACGCCCCATTATTTCAACGGGTTTAGGTATTGCCGTTTGTACTTTCCTGTAAAACGATGCGTAAGCAGGGAGTGGTAATAGCTGTGGAGCTTCTCTTTTAATCCACATTTCTGTGTATTCGTAGCACGCTTGGATAGGGTGTTGTGCTTCGTCAAGATAAAAACTTAAAAAGCATTGCCACACTTCTTCGGGGATTGACGATGTACCTTTTTTCCAGTTGCCTCGATTGTCGAGCAATCCTGCAAGGTCATCAGCTTTTAAAGCCTTTTTTTTCCGGTACAAAATTCCCTTCGATATGTTAAGGTCGGGATTAGCGACCTTTTGCAGTTGTACAAATTTTTCGGTTGCAGGTACTTTCTGTAACTTTGATGTTGCACAATACTCATCCCAAGCATTAAGTATCCTTATCCATTCGGCAATCTCTTCACGCTGTACCGCCGAAAATTCATCAAATTCCTTGTGGGGTCGCTCCGTCTTGCGTTCGGGGAGCAAATCCTCAGGAATTGCTATTGCGTGCGATTTGTAGTATTTAAGCTGTTCCGAGTGGGATAGTTCATTTAAAGGTATCAAATACTTTTTGCGGTTGTTTTGATTAAAAGATACTTCACTTTTAAGCGAACCATCCAAAACAATCCTTTTAATATATTGAGCAGAACATCCTTTTAACTCTGCAACTTCCTTAACATTAAGATAAATCAAAAAATCACATCCTTATGACCTGCCATCATCAGAGCAGGGAGGTCATTTCCTGCTGACCGCCTTGCGGCGGTTTCGGCTTTGTGGTATTATTAAAAAAAGGTGGTGAACTGTATGGATATAAATTTGTTTGATATAGCGACAAGTGCAACATCGTTTGCTAATATACTCTTAACAGAGAATCTAAAGAACGACAATAATTTCTCAGTTAGTACTTTAGAACAAATTAAGAAAAATATTTTTGAAACAAAGTATGCCAATGATCATGCAACTAATATTGCAATCGGTGCTATACTTTCATATCACGAACAATTAAGAGCAAAATTACTTGAAGAAGCAAATATTGATATCGGCGAAATCAAGTCTTAATTTTTTTGATTCGTTTTATTGCTTTTGCAATATCTTCCCGAGTATAACCGTAGTTTATTAAGTTGAACTTCCGCTGACATCTTTTGATGTTGGCGGATTTTTTTAGTTTTACAACTTCGTCAGGTGATAATCCTGTTTCCTCGTATTCGCAAAGTTTTTGCAGTACTTCTCGTGTCTGACCTACCGACAATTCAGCCGGAATGAGATGTTTGCTTTCTTCTCCAACATAAACAGTAGCTTGACACAGCTTTTTTGTTAATCTGTCCATAAGTCCTCCTTGATGTGACATTCCTTATTTGTGTAGTGCGTACATTCTTCAACTGTGCAATCTCGTGGCTGTCCCGTATCAAGAATGTAATAACAAATCGAATAGCCTTTGTTGTTACTATGGTTTAATGGTCTGCGGTGTCCGCACCCTTTACAGCGAGGGTTCACTTTATTACACAAAATGCTCTCTCCATAAATTCTTTGGCAGCGGCATTTCTGCTTGCAAAGTAACTGCCGCTGTAAGGAGCTCCGTCGCTGTCCAGCCACCACACAACCCACGGTTCAACTGCATTTGGATTGTGAGCCATTACAACACGATTGTTTATGTTTCCGATTATTTCATACCTGTTAATTGTTTTGCCTATCATTATTAAGCCCCCTTACAAAGTTCATCGAGTGATACTTCAAGTGCCTTTGCAATTTCAAAACCGACTAATACAGATGGGTTTCTTATGCCTTTTTCAATTTGATTTATCATTGCAGGAGTTACGCTCGCCGCATGAGCAAGCTCTACCTGTGTCAGATTTACTTTTTCTCTGACTTTTTTTACATTTGCTCCAAAATTCATGGTGTACCTCCTTGTTTTATAAAATTAACTGTGTTAAAATTAACTTGCTTAATTAACACAGTTATATTGTACTTTACATTTGTAATGTAGTCAAGAAAAATTACTTTACAAATGTAAAGTTTGGAGAGGTGTACAAATGTTTAGTGATATTTTTAAGCAACTTATACAAGATAGCGGTTTGACAGTTTACCAAATTTCTAAAGATACTGGGATTAGCGAATCTCTTATGAGTCATTGGAAGAGTGGTAGACAATTACCCAAGTATGATAGTTTAAATACACTTGCGGATTATTTTAATGTTTCCGGTGACTTTTTATTAGGACGCACAGGTAATAGAAACACAAATTTAAAAAATGACAAGCACCATGATTCAAATTCTCAATCACATAAGACAATAATTTTGCCGTATTACAGGACACCTGCATCAGCTGGCTCAGGCTCTTGGCTTTCAGATGATATGCCTATTGAATATACCAATGTTCCAAAGACTGAGGAAACACTTTCTGCCGATTTTTTGCTTGAAGTACGAGGGGACAGTATGCAACCAAAATTCTTAGATGGCGACCGTGTCCTTGTTCAAAATTCCGAAAGTATATATGAAGAGGAAATAGGAGTTTTCGTTCTTAATGGCGAATCTTACATAAAAAAGATGGGCAGAAATGAACTTATTTCGCTTAATTCTGCATATAAACCTATACAATTACACGAATTTGATGAGATTCGGTGCGTAGGTAAGGTGCTGGGTAAGGTGGATTTGTAATAATTTTCATTATCGTGCATAATAATTCAAATTCAGATTAAAAATAGTTTTCCACATTAGAAAACACGAAATGTTAAAAAATATAGATTTTATCGGAATAGCAACAAGGTTGCCTTTGAGCACTTGATTTGTTGCCTTTGATTTGTTTCCTTGAAAGTCTGTGATGTACCCTAAAAATTGAATAAAAAGCCGATTTAAAGCCATTTTAAACGCTTTTAAAAGGTTATTTTTAAAAAATTAAAGCCGAGCAGATTCACAAATTTTTCGTGATTTGCTCGGCTTTTTCGTTTTCGCACTAAATAAAAAAACAAGCTGTTTTTTCAAAGTGTAATTTCTTTTTACACCTAAAAAACGGCTTGTTTACTGCTTTTTCTGTTTTTTAACTTTTTTTAACGGCTTTTTACGGTTTTTCCTATTCTCTCCGAAAACTTACAAAAGGCTTGGGGTGATTGCTGCCTTTCGGGGAGTGGTGTTTATTACTTTATAAATCTTGAAAAATGCGATAGGTAAGCTATTTTCAGTAGGTTACTCTTACCTGATATGTAACCTCCTGACGGTGTCCCTCTACATTGCGGTTATTGCGTATGTAAGACTTATTTCGTACGGGTAACATCTTTTTAACCATCTGACCGCCTACAGAACCTGCTTCTCTTGCAGAAATGTCG